TGACAGGAAATGCAAGCATAGTTATTTTTAAGCTTCAATAGTTGGTTTGTTTAACTTTTCAATGTCTTTTAAAGTGTCTTTTAATTTTAATTCAACTGTCGTTAATGAATTAAAAACCCAAGCTGGATATTTTTTGTTAAAACATTCAACACTTAAAACTTCTGTTAAAACTTCTATTTCTTTTATTACTTTTTCAACTTGTATTTTCATATTAAGCTCCATTAGTTGACTTGTTTAATTTTTGAACTTCTTTAGCAATAAAAGCTTTGAATCTATTTTTATCAAAGTTTGAGTTTGCTTCTTTAAAGATGCTCTCAAAGTCTTCTTGCAAATTATCAATAGTATAGTTTTCGTGTTTAGCTTTTGCGAACGCACTTGCAAATTTTACGAAGTCTTTTTTAGTCATTATTAAGCTCCTTTATGATTAATTGTTTCAAATTGTGCTTCTATGCTTTGACTATCAACATCTTGATTGTCAAAAATTAAGCAATTATTCCATTCGTATAACCACTCATTTTTATTTTTTAATTTAACGTGAACATATTCAACTTGATTGTTTTCATTTTTTTCTATTTTCACAATAGTTCCTTCATCATTAAAAATGACATTAGAACGCAAAATTGTGTGTTCGTGATTTTTCAATTTAATGACATCACCAACATTCATTTTTTTCAATGTTACTTTTTTATTATTCATCTTAACCTCTTAAGTTGATTTAGTGTAATTAATACACTGTCGTATGTATATGTAAACTATAAATATTAATTTTATACAAAATGTTAATATCTTTATTTTACGTATATTATTAAAATACGTGTGCTTTAAGAGTCACAGTTGTGCATCTATTACGACACACTACTTATTATTTATAATTATTTGATTTAGATTTTAAAAGGTGAGATTTGGTCCAATGATAGGTATGGACTAACGTGAACTTGATGATCCTAAATGATCCTAATGAGTCTTTATGAGCTCAATTTGTGGTCAAAGCATCGATATGCGTAATATTGAGATTTATATTCAAGTGCTATAGATTTTACATCTTCATCACAAGATTGCTTAAGATCTTTAAGAATTACTTGATGGTTAGTTAAGTAAACTATAATGAAATGCTTTTGAGTGTATTTGTTGATATTGAGTTTAAAATAATCAACTAATAATAAAATATAAGTAACAACTACAAATACTATTAATATCTTTAAGGTAAGCTTCGAAACCATTTATTTGTTTTCTTTAAGTCTGTTATTTTGATTTTTAGTGAACCAACACGTTTGTTTAAAATCCTATTTTGTTTGATTAGGTCCTTTGTAAGTTTCTTATAGTTCATATTGTATTCACTAATGTATTAAATTCTATATGTGTTACTAATACATACATCATACGTATACATCACAAAAAAAATAGAAGCCCACCAAGAAAGATACGCAAAGAAATAACAAGAAGTGCAACAATCAATACTTATTAAGCTTTAAGGATATTTTATCCTTTATAAAACGATACGGTTATTAGTCTATTTGATTTTATAGACACTACTTTAGTGACAATAGCCTACAAACACGCCCCAAAAGTCATATGGGGACACGGGGGCGAGACGGCCCATGACAACCCTCTTAAATTTTTCTACCAAAATCTAGGTGATAAAATAACCAATCTCTAAGTTCAGACCTATAGAACAATTCAGTTATGTCGTTAGCAAATGAGTTAACTACTAGTTCCTCTGAATTGCCTTCTTCAAGTTGGTTGATGTAGTAGATATGATGGTTGAGCTCATGTAAAACTAAGTTCACAGCATCAGGTCCACCTAAATTTATAATCTCTTGGTCTAAATATACAGTGTATGGGATAGTAGATATGTAGCAGCCAAACTGCTCACCTACATCTTTACTAATCTTTGAATCTAATAACTTAAGGTTCACTGTCGAATAACCTAGAGTTACTTTGTCTGGTAGTCTTGGTTTACTTTGAGTCATCTGTGAGTCTATCTAGGTTATCTTAGTATTACTTATAATTGGACCCAGAACCACTTCAATACGTGTCCCTATTAAACGCAAGTGTAATTTATACACTCAAGGTTACTAGGGTAAGGGCTAGGGTCTTATCATCAATCCTAATCAATTTATGAAAGAATTAGAGCGTCTTTTAGACTGACCTAATGCACTTCTCATAAACTTATCAAGTTCAGCGTTTAATCGTTCTTCTTTAGCTAATTCATCAGCTTGATCTATAGATCTACCAACGGCTGAATTCCAATAACCAACAGCCATAGCTAAGACATCTATTTGGTCATCGTGTCTTAAGCAACCTTTGGTCTTTGTGAGTCTAGTCATTTGATAGAATAGCTGATGTTCTTTTTCTAATCTAAAATCAGATTTAATTATATCTTGGTCAACTATTAACCTATGTGAATTCATCACTGGTTCTAAAGTATCTATAATTCGTTTTTCTTTTTGTACTGAACTTCTAATCTCTTCAATTGTACAAGGGTAAATTTGGGTTAGTATAGGTTCTAGTAATCTATTAAACATACCGTCACCAAAGTTACTTTCGATTACAATATGATTTACTGAATTTGTTTTAGCAACAGTAGCTAGTAATTTTAAAGTCTCAGGTTCGTAACCACCTTGAAATGAACCACAATCAGTTAAGTATAATAAACCATTTAAACTTTTAACAACTGCGTAAGCTGTTCTATCAGCACCTCTTCCTGCAGGATCGATTGACATAACACTTCCTTCAAACGCATAGTAATCTTTAGATACATACATAGGTCCGACTAGTGAGTCACCTTTAAGTCCAACATTAGGTAAATCTGGATCTAGTAGTTTTATTTGGTCTACACTACTTGCCCATTGTATTTTACCGGGTGCGTCTTTCCATGACCTAATGCCACTCATAATGATTAAATCATTTAATTTAAGTGGATATTGGTTTAGGTCAGACAACGTACTATCTAACATAAACTGAAGTTAAAATCCTGATCGACCATAAGAGGCTTCTCGTTCCATTAAATCAAGATCGTCAAATCTTAATGGATCTATTGGATCACCTTTTTTAAAACCTTTTTTATTCTCAACTAAACTTGCAGCTAATTTATTACCATAATTAATAATACCTTTTTCGTCTGGATAACGTGCAGGCCAAATTTGAGTTTTAAATCCTCTTTCGTCTAGTGTGTTGTATAAACTAAACTCAGTTTGTGGAGTTCCTAAGAATATAATACGTCCTACTTCTGGTTTAATAATTGAATCAAATTCTTTTACTGTCTCACTAAGACGTTCTCTCATTAACTGAGTTTGAGAGTTGTTAGCTGATTCAACGTCGTCAGCAATAATTAAGTCAGCTCGTGAACCTGTAAGTTGACCTGTAATACCCATAGATTTACAACTAGGTGCATGAGATGCTCTAGCTGGACCAACGTCAAATGAGATCTTAGAAGATCTTTGATCTGGACCTGGTTTTAAATGTTCTAATATTGGGATCTCATTTATAATTCTTTGTGTAAATGTACTAAAATCATCAGACCTAGATTTACTTGCAGACACAACAAGTATGTTCTTCTGAGGATCCATATACCAATTCCAAACACTAAATGCTGAAGTAATCCAAGATTTACCAGCTCCTCTAAAGGCTTGTATTGAAATTCTTTTTGGACCGTATTGTAAGTAATCAGCTATTTCGTATTGAATACTAGTTGGTGCAGGTAATTGTAAATGCTTCCATACTAAATATAAAAAGTTTTTAAAATTACTTAATTGTGTTTTTAAATTATCTTCTTTTTTCTTCGTCATCAAATGGGAGATCCTTTAGTAAATCCACATCTGAATTTGATTGAATGCCTGTACTATATGTTTTGCATATATCTAAACACACTTTCATCTCAGATGCTGTTAATGGCTCTAGTGATTTTAAACGTGTGTGTGCTTGTGTAATTAGCATGTCAACTATTTCGTCGGCTTTTTGTTTTGTACTTGTAATTTCTTTTTCAACTTGAATTTCTGACATAATTATTTTATTTTTAATTTACGACCAGCTTCAGAAAGAGCTATTGCGATATCTTGTTTTTGATTTGTTATTGTCTTTCCACCAGATTTTCATTTACCAATCTTCCATTCGTGCATTACTGAATGTACTTTTTTTTGATATTTAGTTTCTTTCATAATTATTTTTTAGTAAATGCGTCAATGCTTGGCTTTAACCCATAAATTGCACCGAAGATACCAACGATTAACCATTGATACCAAGAAGGGAACTTACCAAAGTAATCAAAGAACAAATCTAGTT